TACGGTATTCCTAACCTTAACCTTTAACTCCTCAGCCTCATCTTCGTACTATCATGTATGGAGGTGAGGTTTTTTTGTGTGGTATTTAATCGAGTTGCTTCGCAATTGTTAGCGTCTTCAACAAACTTGTAAAAGTTTGATACCGACGGGATCTTTATCCATTATCTTAGCGTCTCAAATAGGAACTTTGAGCCACTAAGAACCTCCCCACTAAGCAAAAGCCTTTTTGAATAAGTCTTGGGGTTATAGGGGGTAAGCGACGACTCGAGCCACATGCGGAGTGTGAGTCTGCACCACATCATGACGCAAGTCGTTGATGATCAGGCACAACATTGACATTGACATTAATGTTGACCCTGACTTGACCTTCATCAGTCCTGATCTGACCCAAGACACCACCCCTATCCCCCGAGGTACCAACACTATCATCAGCCTCGATATTGAGTATATATAGTATAAGGTAGTAGGTAACCTTTGGAAAAGAAATAGGATTCAACAAAATGCATGTTATACCAGGCATATACCCGGCAAACCTAAAGTAATACTTCAAATTTAAAGTACTACTTTAAAAATGCACGATATAACATGCATAGATATGTGTTTGATATACAACCGATAGACCCCCCTATGGGTATGGGGTACCTTAAAACTGAATTAAATGTAATTAGGGAACCCATATGGCAAAAAAACCTAGCAGAAAATATATGCAAGAAGACATCCACCGGTTTATGGAGGAGGATGACTTCGCAAGTGCAGCCAATGTTTTAAGAACTGGCATGAAAGCCACCCATACCGTCCGCCGGAACCGTGAAGGCGGCGAAAGAGGGGTAGAATACGAAGAAGTTGCCGACCACAGCACTAGATTAGCAGCCGCCCGACTCACATTGGAGTACGGATTTGGGAAACCAGCCACCAGACACGACATTACAATGACCAAAGAGACAACAACCACCGTAACACCGGCCGAAGTTATGCTCAGATTGAAGGAATCCGGTCAAGATTTGGCCGAAATCATCGATGTTTACTCTGAAGCAGTAAAAGAAGCCCCAATAGAGATCGAAAATGAACGCGAATAGCCTTAATAATTATTTTGATGTGTTAGAAGAGGCCGGAAAGAGGGCCGATTTTATAGATAAAAACGCCAAACCACAGCCCTACCAACCTCAAACCGTTTCTATAGAAGATTTTCGCAAAAGACAGGAAAATCAAAGAGTTCAACGCCAGTACGAGGCTTTAGGCCAGTACGAGGCTATGGCTAACGAAGCTCTTGTTGAAAACTTCTTTGACCCCGATTTTGGTTTAGACAAGGAGTATGAACTGGCTTCCGACAGACCTCTTAACCCAGATCCCGAGCCTCAACCTCAACCTCAACAGCTACCACCAGGCTACGGATATTATGAATATGAAGGCAAAAGATATGAAGACCTCGGAAACGGTTGGAATGTACTACAACCAGGACAAGCTGCCCAAGACGCTAATATCGAGAGGGAATATCAGGAAAAGTTGAAAAATAAGAGAAAACCCGGATTTGTAACGGGCAAACCACTTTTACCCTCCAAGCTGTTTCAAAAACCTACAATAGCACAACGATGACCAAAGAAATAAAAACACCCGAAGAGCAGTTCGAGCATGAATTATCTAATGTTTTTGTTCGCTGGTGGGAGGAATCCGACCTCGATGAGCTTGAAATGTCTCAAATTGCAATAGATGTAGTGGAACGCTTTTGCGACACCACCGTAGAATTTGAACCCGATTTCGATTTGGATGAGGTTGAGGATGAGTGACCCAAGACCAGGAGCGTTTGACCCAGAAGGTGATGGCTATGACTACCGCACCGCTAAAGCCGCGGGTATAAAAGAAGGATCGGACGGTCATTGGCCTTCAAGAGAGCCTAAATCAGGCAGACTTTTAAAAGGTCGAAAACATAAAACCTTCGAGAAAGGAGTCAAAGCGGACAAAACATTAGGATACGATTTAGAAAAAAGAGCCGACGGTAGATATTACACCGTAAAAAGAAAAAGAGCAGGTACAGGTAACCACCCAAAAAACAAATAAATTTAACCAACAATATTATGGATAAACAAAGCGAGTATAAAGGCGGTAGTGGTCAAACTTCTAGTAGGAAGTACGAAAAAAAACTAGATAAAAAAAGAAGAAAGCAGTTTACGGAGGATAACCCCGATCTTCCTCCTCTTCCTCCCGGTTATAAAAAGGGTAAGAAGAAGGGCTACGATCACTCACTCCCGCTTCCTCCCGGTTACCGTTGGAAAAAAGGAGAGGTCAAGCCTCCTAAGAAAAAAAGAGCAGGTACAGGAAACCACCCACAAAACAAATAGGTGCCAGCAAAAAAGAAAAAATCTAATAAGAAAGGCCCTTGTTGGAAGGGGTACAAAGCAATTGGTATGAAAAGTAAGGGCGGTAGAAAAGTCCCTAACTGCGTACCTAACAAATCAAAAGGGAGGAGTAAACGATGACTCATTGCGGAACAAAGCGAAAGAAGAAAACCAAAAAGAAAAAAGGTTATGGCAAGTAAGAGAAAACCAAGTAAGCCCATACGGAAGACGACCAAGGGCAAAGGAGCTAATTACCGCACCGCAAAAGCTGGTGCCGGTATGACGAAGAAGGGCGTAGCAGCTTATCGAAAAGCTAACCCCGGATCTAAGCTCAAGACCGCGGTCACGGGTAAAGTTAAAAAAGGAAGTAAAGCGGCTAAGCGTCGTAAAGCATTTTGTGCGAGATCTAAGAGTTGGAATGGGGAAAGAGGTAAAGCAGCTCGTCGTCGTTGGAAGTGCTGATGACCGAAAAAGAGAACCAAATTCAGGACTTAATCCGCATCGATCCAGAGGTGTGGTTTTCTACATTTGCGGTCATTAAGGACAAAAGGGGTAAAGATATTAAACCTAAAGCGAATACGCTACAAAAGCGTATGTTCGCTCATTATAGAAAGTGTCAGCTTGAGCAAAAACCATGCAAAATGATCATACTGAAACCACGTCAGAAGGGAGCATCAACGTGTGCTCAAGCGCTGACTTATCATCACATGAGGAAGCACGAGAATCTGGCGGGCTCTCTAATGGGGGACATAGCGGGAACCTCGGACAAGGTTTTCGAGATTTATCGAAGATATGCGGAAAACGACGCGTTCCCTTGGAACGATACAGGAACAAACCTCGAGGACGGTGGAAGTCTCGCCGACGCGATCAAGCTAGTCAGCAAAAGCGTTTACGGCAAAGAGACCGCAGGATCCAAAAATGCAGGTCGAAGCGGAACTATCCAGGTCGGTAACATGACTGAGGTAGCTTTTTGGCCAAACACAGGTCAAAAAGACCCAGCTCTCGGATATCTACAGTCGCTGTACGACGGCGATAATGTTTCTTTGGTTGTCGCAGACTCAACTCCTAATGGTCCAGCCGGTTGGTTCTATAACACATGGGTGCAAGACAACGAATGGGCGAAGATATTTGCGGCATGGTGGGAATTCGAAGATTCCGAGATTCCTTTCAAATCTAAAGACGAGCTTCAGGATTTCAAGGATACTATGACCGATGATGAGAAGTCAGAAGTCGAGCGTTTCGATGTAACATGGGAACAAATGCATTGGAGAAGAAGGACTCTTCAAGACAAATGCAACGGTGATGTTTCTAAGTTCCGCCAGGAGTACCCATCTGATCCCGAAGAGTGTTTCTTAATGTCATCCCGACCCCGCTTTCAAATGGAGGTATTAAAGGAAATGACGGATGCGGCGGAAAAACAACATTTTAGAACCGGAAATCTGTCCCTACAAGATAACAAGACAGTTTCATTCAATTTGGATAGGGCGGGTTCATGGAATATTTACGATGAGCCGGAGCATGATTCTAAGTATATAATTGGAGTAGACACATGCACGGGTGAGGATCAGCAAATGCAAGGTCTTGCGGCTGATCCCGACTATCATTCCGTTCAGGTTTGGAAAGCTCCTTATGAAGATTGGAACGGGGATTGGCATATTGCTCGTATGGTAGCCGTGCATCATTCCCGTGTGGATATCGGAGTACTAGCCGAAGAGATTCAAGCCGCAGCCGCATGGTATGGGGGTGCTTTTGTGGTACCCGAAGTTAACAATAGTGGTCTGGCTATAATCAAATATCTGCTGGAAGCGGGTGTACATGTCTATCAAAGGCGTAAAGTAAACAATTCGACCGGTATGGTTGAAAAGTTCTATGGTTGGCAGACGGATAAAATCACCCGAAAGACGGTTATTGACCATATGGCATCCGAATTGATGGATAGGAATTTCGATATTCCCGATAAGGACATACTTCAGGAAATGAAAGTATTCGTTATTAACGATAAGGGTAAACCCGAAGCCGCTCCTGGTCACCATGACGACCATGTATTAGCCGCAGCTCTTTGTTTATACAACATGGAATCGGCTTCGACATTCAAAGGAGCAAAGAAAAATAAAATTACAACTCGAATGCTTCGTAAAAATCCGAGTCTAATGTGTCCCGATGGTTTTATGAGGGTTCCTTTAGGGGCTATTAAACAGAATTACAAGCGGTTGAGGTAGTAAATAATTAAAATTAAGGTAATCCAATGGCAAAAGATATTTTAAAAAGACAAGAAGAGTTGTTAGAAAAATTCGTAAATGGGACATTAACACCCGAAGAAGAAGCCGAATTTGACGCAATCCAAAAGGATGCCTCTCTTAAAGAAAAAAGAGCCGCTCAAAAGAATGGTATGGCTAAGTTTATGGATATTCTAGACGAAGACCAACCCGTCGACGAAGCTGCCAAACAACACGAAAATCTTAAAGCCGAAGAAGCTCCCGCCGCCGAAGAAGCTCCCGCCGCCAAAGAAGCTCCCGCACCAAAAAACATTGATGAGCCTGAGGTTAACAATGATAATTTTGATGTAGGGAAAGCGCAAACGGAAGGCCGCCTTGGAGCCACTCCCGCTGTCCGCAGAGAGGGCGTCACTATGGACCGACCACAGACAAATCAGGAAATAATAGAGGGAGCAGAACGAGGCAGAAGAACAGATCTCGTAATACCCAGAAAAGGTAACCCCGGATCCACAATGCCCAATTTACCCGCTCTTAAGCAGAATGCGGCACTTGATTATTTTAATGAACAACAGCTCAAACAAGCTTTAGAAAATACGGCAGAATTTAATCGAAGAGAGGCAATAATAGGCGGTAAATACGACGAAAGTATGGGCTACGGAGCCTTTGCTAATTTATCAGATGCCGAAAAAGCAGCCGCACGGCAATCTTACGGGGCAAGTGGTGTCCGTTCCGTAAATAACGAAAACAATAGACGCCAGCAAAACTTAATTAACCAAGGGCTTTTAGAAGACACACCCGAAGCTAGAATGCGAGAAGCATTACCTAAAGCCCCGATCGATTTAACGAATGAGGGTTATGCTATGAGTGGCAGACTCAACCCAGAGCAACAGCAAATTAAAGATCAGAAAGATGCTCAGGTTAAAGCAGAATTAGACAAAATAGCTGCCGCTGGTGGTGATGTTGTTTCAACTGAAGGTTATACACCACCACCCGGTTACCAAAGACCAGGAAGTTTAGACGACATAGGTGTCGCTGGCCCCGTCGGTGAGCGTGGTGTTGAGGGAACTATGGGAGGCGCTATGACTACAAACATAACCCCTTTTATGACCGATGAGGAGCAGGATAAAATAGTAATGGACGGTCTCAACGAGACTTTTTCAAATACTCAAAAGATTACTCCTTTTATGCCGAATGCTCCATTAACAACGGATCAACCCTTTAATTCTAACCAAGGGACTGCTCCTCAACAGTCTCAACCCGGTTTTAATCCCTCTTTTGGTTTAAATAATTTAAATCAACCACCCGTACGCCAACCTCAGGATTTTGCTCAAGATATAGTTGACACGCTACCTCCTCCAGTACCACAAAGGGGTAACGAGTTTGATGTAAGTAAACTTCCAACTTTGGAAGAAAGAATAGACCCAGGTTTACCAGATCTAAATTCTCTACCAGCGGCAGATCCTTTTGAACCAAAACAGCCCGCTCCCGCTCCAGCTCCAGCTCCAGCTCCA